GGCAATGTGCCACTAACCTATCCGCTAGTGGCTAACTGGGGAGCAGATGACCAGCCGATATTTGATTATGTCGCACAGGAACTTCAACTAATATTGGTATGATAAGAATCATAATCATACTGCTATTTGCCATACCCTGTCAAGGGCAAAAGTTCAGCTTTAAAGAGCATCGGACAAGTTTGGCTTTTGCCTTTGCCAATGGGTTGGCTGATGGTACAAGGGATGCTGCGATGTTCCACATGAACGATGCAAGTTCCCTTTGGTGGAACTCAGATGAGAGTTGGGAGAATAAGTACAGGGACTATCCAAACGATATGCGACCAGCGTTTTGGGGTTCTACCAATGTATTTGTATGGACAACCGATGCGCCTCATTTTTTCAATATGCTATCCAATCAGGCCATGAGTTTTGCGATTGTGACTTATCCTGGTAACTCAGGTAAATTCAAGCACATCGTGAGGGATGCGCTTATCTATAATCTAACCAGGCAGGCTGGTCATTCATTAATGTATAAAGTCATTTTAAAATAATGGCATATCTATTCTACCTCGATGGTTTGTTAACGGATTCACCTATCAATGAATTTGAGCTATCTACATCCATAAGAAGAGAGAGTGACACGGATGGCATCAATGTAATTCAAGATGTTGAGTTGGCTTATAATGCCAATAATGATTTAAAGGTAGGTGAGACATCGGGCTATTCTATTTTATACAATGCCTTTGAATCTGGAACATGCAATGAAATTATAATTGATATCTACGATGTGGTTGGCAACACGACCACTTATCATATTTATCAAGGGGTTATAAAAGTTCCATCGATAATGGTGGATTTGCAAAGGTTTATATTAAAGACAAAAGTTCAGGACAATAATTTTTATGCTTATATAAACAATAACAAGAATATAAAATACAATCTATTAAGTCAAGTTACCAAGAACGGCGAATCCATAACTCCTGCGATTCAAACTGAAGTATTTGTTTATGATACGACAAATTGCAGTTATACTGGTAATATCCATCATGGTATAAAGGTTTATGATGCTTTTGAATTTCTATGTAGGGCTTTGAGTGATAACAAGCTGGGATTTTATTCCACCACTTTGATCAATACCAAAAACAACATTATTTTATTTACTGGATATGCCTTGATAACTACCAATGCCGGAGCTGATTCAGAAATAATAACAAGTTTCAAGGAGTTGTATGATGAGATTAAAAAAGTCAGAAACATAGGATATTACATTGATACGACCGATTTAAATAATCCGATAATGGTCATGGAGGATTTGGATTTGCTTTATTCAGGAAATAATATCTATGAATTTAACGATATAAAGGAGCTTGATGTCAAAGTAAACATTGATAATATTTATTCAACCATAAATGCTGGCAGCACCTTATTGATCGATGGTGCAAACCCTACTACCACTTTTCCTGAATTTATAAGTTATTTAGGGTTTCAACAGGAATCATATATACCGTTGGGTCAGTGCAATTTTGACAATGAGTTGGACTTGGTGAATAAATTTGCCATTTCAAGCAACATGATATCAGATCAGATTTTCGGGGCGGTAACTACCAATCTTGAAACTATCTTTATGATTGAATGCGAAAAGAAACCGATAGGAAATCAATATTTGGCTATAGACTACGCGAACTGGATAGGTGCTGTTGGTTCGGGATATTGCTATTATAACAAAGGATTTACAAACCCATATAAATTATCTACTCAAAGCAGCAATTATCAAGCAGCTACTACCAATACATTGTCATTGGGAACTTATGGTTTTAGAGCTTCATTAGGTGCCTTACAAAGTGCCGCATCTTTTGATATAGGATCACCATTTTACATAGGTCCTACTTTACAAGGATATACAACCCAACCAATCATTTATGTAGATGAAACTTCAGGAGGCAATTATGACAGCGGATATTATGATAATACATCAGGCATTTATGTAGCTCCTATAGATGGTAATTATTCATTCAGCACTATTGCCGATCTTGAAATAACAGGATGTGATACGGTTTATAATTGTGCAACTTTGGCAGTAAATAATGTTCCTGGTATTGCAAATGGAAGTTATTCAGCTGGAGTTGTTTCACAACAGTTTTTTGGTACTATTACAATAAAGGTTTATTCCGATAACACTTTAACCACTCTTTTATATCAAAACAGTAACTCAGCGACTTTTGCTTCTAATGGAAATTATAGCATATCAACCAATTGGGCTGGTAACTTATCTACTGGCAACGCTGTAATAGTATCTTGTAATATAGATGGTTCATTATTTGCTTATAATTTAACAGTCTTTAGCACTAATAATCCTGTATCATTTCCAACTCCTAACATCAAACAATTGATTGCAAACGGAGCTACAATTATTCCTGGATTTTCAGGATGCAGCTTTCCACAACCGCAGCCGGAATGTTATTACAGATCAACCAGCTATTTTGAATGCAATGGAACTCCCGATGGTCAGTTGATATTTGGCGCATCAGATCCTATGCTTTTCAAAAACAAAATATACACTTTTGAATACGATATAAACACCACTGATTTCCAAAATATAAAGTTAAATCCAACAGGATTATTTAAATTTGAAAAAGACAATATCGAGCGCTACGGATGGATAAAGGAAATGAAGCGTAACGATTGGACAGGAATGACAACAGTTTCAATAATAACCAACAATGCCGCTACTCCGCAATAAATTCCAGCCATATTTCCCCGACCCGGACAGTCCTAACAAGTACCAATGTGGACCAGAGAAATACTGCTGGCCTGTTCAGACTGGCGATAGGGTTCTTACGCAATTCTATCAGACACCTTGTAATGATAATTTGGTATGTAATGCCAATTTTTCAGATTATACTCAAACGGAATTAATATGTAATCCTGATTTTGTTTTAGCTCTGCAAGCCTGCTGGATTAGTAATGGAACTCCAATGCCCACTACTTTTCCTGGTGTTTTAAATGGTTGGTCTAATTTATCAGGAGGTGGTGTTCAACACGCTTCGGCAAATAGTGAAACATTGGATCAAGCAGGAATTGGATTGACTTATCAAGCGGTAACATCAATAAGATTAGTAGGTGATTATGTAAGTGGTACTTTGACTGTTTGGGTCGGTGATGGATCTGGTAATGGTCACGATGTTATTTTAAATTCAAGTAATACATCCATAGGTCCATTTGAAATAACTGAGTATTTTATTTATAATGACAATGTAAATGATTATTTGCTCATAATGCCTGGAGTTGATACAGGTGCGCCCAATAATAATGGAGATTTTAGTGGAAATATTTTAACTGCAAGTGTTAAGCAATATTTTTACAATTGCTGGGATTTAAATGCTTCATGGATTATTGACGCTACAAATGAATGGGCATTTCATGTAGCTGGAACAACTGGAGATCTGGTAAATAATACTGCCAACTATGTAGATGCTGGAGGTTATTATAAAGCATCAGTTCAATTATCAGGATATGTTTCAGGTTCGGTAGATTTTTATGTTAGTGATGTTTTGGCTGGAACAATTTCGGCAAACGGTATTTATACTTATTATGTAAATCCAACATTAAATGGAACAATAAAATTTACACCAACATCTGATTTTAATGGAGTTATAAGCAATATCGAGGTATATGAGCTAAAAAACAATTACGCATTGGAGCTAATTGATAGTAACGGAAACACCTTTGATGTGTCCGATTCGATTGAATACTATGAGGATTATGTGACTATAAACCTTGACCCATCAAATTATGAATTAGCCGATGATTGCTACACCTTGCAGATTTATGATGAATGCGTTGTGACATCTGACAACCTTGCCCAGGATCCATCGTTTGTTGATGGTTATACATATTGGACAAGGAACAACGGGGCTGCGCAATATGATGATACTGGCGATCAAATGAAATTCATATTTGACCCATACAGCCAAGGCTATACTGACTATGTTACAAACGGTGATTTTTCAGGCGGTTCAACTGGATGGACACTGGGAGCTAATTGGTCTATAGTGGGAGGTAAAGCCAAGCATACGGTCGGATCGACAGCTACCCTGTATCAAACCATGACTTTGCCTGCGCCTCCAATTGGAACGAATTATAATTATTATGTAGGCTTCAATGTTGTAAACTGGAACACTGGAACCATCTCCGTAAAGCTTGGAAATGCGGTTAATGGTACCAGCTACACATGGAGTGGAAACGATAATTTCATACAAATCTATCAGCCCAAGCAAAGCGGTTCTGTTGACATTGTTTTTACTCCCAGCAGCAATTTCAATGGTGAAATAGATGATGTCAAAGTGGTTTTAATCAGCGGACATACGGCATTCCCCATATTGACAAATGTAGCCCAACCTTTATTCACTCCCGGCACTTATCAGACCGAATGGGAAATAATCGGTAGTTCAGACCCTAGCATATCGGTTAGAACCAACATCGTTGGAGCTGCGCCGCAGACTACTTATGAATCTACGGTAGGAGTTCAAAGCTTTACTCAAACATACGGCTTGACGGGCGGCAATATTGTCATTGTAGCCAATTTCAGCAAAACCGATCCTTTATACTATCCACAGGTTAATTATGTCATTGGCGATATAACAGTAGATAATATCAATGTGGTGAAAATCGAACCTTTTGAGGCTACTTATACCAGCGATTGCATCAACTATAGTTCCAATCCTATACCTCGCACCAAGATGATAATAGGCTATTGCGACCAGAATGCCTTGGGTTTTGAATTTGTGAATACGGGCTTCAAGCTAATGCACAGAGCAGAAATTAGAAGCTTGAACCCTAACTATCCAAGTGCTACCCAGATAATGAAATCGGGCAGGGGTAATGATCGCACGGTTTACGGTGAAATCCAAAAATATTGGCAAGTGACTACTGACTTTGCCTCTGAAACCTTTCATGATTGCGTGGCAGCCCAGCTACTTTGCGATCATTTGGAAATCGGGGACACGGAAGGAACTACCGTTGAATACAGCCCACTAGGGGAGGAATATAGCCCAGATTGGAACGGCGAGGGTGCCTATAGCCTTGCTACGGCAACCTTCCAAGTAAGGGTAAAAGAAAAGGGTCAGCAATTCAATAGACATATATAATTGATTATATTTGCATAACGGTGCCAAATAGGGTGAGGCATTAAGTAACCCCAAGAACTCAATCTAAACTCAAAAAATCATTTGCTCTCATGGCAACTTGTTTGAATTACAACTGCGAGGCTCTTGGCGATCACGAAGTAGCCACATTGACCTGTAAAGGTCCACGCCCTTCTGGAATTTCCGAAGTAGTCCTTATTCTTTGCGGTAATGACCTTACCGATCCTTCAGATGGTGCTGAAGTTAATGCGCTAATCGCTGCTGGCGATGCGAAGCTTGTCCAACAGATCCGCATGGGTATTGGACAGGGTGAAGCTACCTTGTCTCCTAAGACAACTGCTTGCGGTCTGCCACAGACACTTTACATCACCTATTCAGGTAACATCATCGATTACTCGTGGAACACTACCAACTTTGACTTCTGGACTACCTTGGCCAGCGGTTACACTGTTGCTGGTGCCATTGCCCGTCTTTGTCCTAAGACTGGATTCGATGATGAATCCGTTTATTTGGATGGTGAAATCGCTTTCACTGGCGGTGCTGTCATCGTTGATACCGATGAAGAGCCTGCTCGTTTTGAGTTGACCTTTACCTACAAGGGTAACATCTCCTTGATCCCAACTCCAACAGGCGTATTTAGCGCATAAGTTTGAACTTATGACCAGAGGCATTATGCTGATGGCGTGGGGAAAGCGTGGCTATGGATTCATGGCTCACAACCTTGCGGTGTCAATAAAGCATCACAGCCCTGGCATACCCATTCACCTTATAGCTACCGACAAGGTTCTGAAGGAAGTCATCGACCGTTCTATGTTTGACAGCATAGATATGCTTGATGACGATCCTTCAGACCCCGGTCGTTTCAAGGCTGGCATCTACGATCTGATGCCGTTTGACCATACACTTTTCCTTGATGTCGATGGAATGTGTTTGCAACCTGTCGAGCCATTGTTTGACTTATTGGAACAATCGGATGCCTACTATGCGACATTTATCAATGAAGTTTACGACATTACAAGTCCTAATATCCTACCGCAGATGTGGTGGGCATACAGGCAAGACATTTGGGACCATTATGGCTTTGACCATACCACCCGATTTCCAGCGACCCAATCCAGCATTCAATATATAAGGCGCAGCGATAAGACCGCTGAAATGTATCGTTTGTTTAAAGAAAGCTTTGACAATCCGATACCGCTTGAAAAGCTTCGGAACAAGTGGGGTGGTGGTCAGCCAGATGAGCTTTACCTAAATGTAGCCCTTGCCAAGATGGGCGAGTGGCATCATATAGGCGACCATGCGATGTATTTTGGAAATACCGCAGCACTAAGACCGCATCAGGTTGCTCAGAGCTATAACTTCTTAAGCTTGTTTGGCAACCGTTCCAACATCAAGCCGATGTATTGGGACTATTACGACAATATGCTGGGCAAGATTCAATCGGGGCGTGGACAAAGGCATATCTTCAAAGGTCATTTGTTAAGGGGCGATAAGATAGCCAATATCAGTTCACCTAAGACCAGGGTCAATGTCCCGACCATTTCCAAGATTGGCGATAATAACCGCTCCAAACTGGCTGGCAAAGTTGCGTTATTTACGAGCTATTTTGAGCAGCAATACCAAGACAGGCAGAGGGAACTGCGCAAGGTGATGGAGCTTAACATCGCCTGTCCGAGCATCGATGTAATTTACAACCTTGGAACGCCTTGGGATAATGACAAGGTGATAAACATCGCTGGTTATGACCGACCTACTTATGCGCAGTTCATTGCAGAGATGCAAAAGGTAGAAGCCGATTACTACATTTTAGCCAACTCGGATATTTATCTTACCTCAGAAATCGAAGACATCAAGATGCTTGAGATGGATGGCAAGGTGCTATGCCTAAGCCGTTGGGATGTGCTAATGAATGGTAACAGCAAGCTGTTCGATTACGAATGGACACAAGACACATGGATATGGAAGGGCAAACCACAGACCATTAAAAATGTTGATTTCACGATGGGACTTCCTGCATGTGATAATCGATTGGCATACGAGATAGCTCACAGTGGAATGAAGCCAGTCAATCCAAGCAAATCCATTAAGACCTATCATCTTCATATAACCAATAAAAGAAGCTACAAGGAACGCGACCGATTGCCAGGTGCTACCATGCCGCTGCAACCCATTACAAGCGATATGATGCGTTCCAAGACTTGTCTGATAATGCAGCCTGGCAAGGTAGGTGACATCATCTGTGTGCTTCCCATTGCTAAGTGGTATGCTGACAGGGGCTATAAGGTATTTTGGCAATGCCCTAAGATTTATCATTCTTTGTTCAATTATGTGGATTATGCCACTCCGATTGAAACGATAGGGGGCAAATTTGACAAGGTTATAGATTTATCATTCGGAATTAACACTAAAAGTGGAAATCATGGTATTTGGCTTCGTAAAAGGCGCATGATTGACAGCTTTATTACATTAAAATATGAGATTGCCGGAGTGCCGATTAGTGAGCTTAGGAACCTTCAATATAAAAGAAACCATGAAGCTGAAATGGAACTTATGGACTGCCTTGGAATTGATAAAAGCGATACCTACCATATCTGTCACGGTTCTAGTGATTATGGGAGTGCTGCTGACATCATGGTTCAAGGTCATCTGGTTAACTTTGAAAAGGTGGGCGATTTCACTATTTTCGATTGGCGGTTAGCTTTGGAGCACGCCGCCTCGATACATTGCATCGATTCAAGCCTGGTCAATTTTACCGATGCCATCGAGACAAATGCAGAGCTAAACTATTACATAACAGACAAGGTACCGTTCAAAGGTGACCGAACCATACTAACTAAAAACTGGCAGCGATATGATATGGCACGAGTTTGAAATAGAGCTATTTGACAAGAAACTAGATGAGATGGGCATTACCGAGCGCAGCAGGTCAAAGGCTATGGTATCGATTGATAACATTTATACATTCCACAGGTCGCACAATGAGGCTGGCGATGAGGTGACATTTATCATGTTTGTCAACGGCGATTCTATGCAAGTAAATGAGACTTACGAGAATATGAAAAAAATAATGAGATGCAAATAGCTCAACAACTGATGCCTAACGGCATGGGCGCACATAATGACTTCAAGGATGCCATCACCGATCTTATCCGTAGCAAAAAGCTTAAAAGAATCATTGAGACGGGTTGCTATCTGGGTGAAGGTACTACCCAAGCCATTGCTGATGCTTTGCTTGGAGATGAGCTGGTCTATAGCATTGAAGTTAATCCGAGGTATTATGAAATCGCCAGAAAAAAGCACCGCTCTACAAATATTAATTTCATGCTTGGCTTATCCGTTGGCCGTGCTGATTTACCTGTTAGTTTTACCTTTGATGTTCCTGATTTTGTTGTTGTGGATCATTTGGACCATAATAGGGAAATCCTGTATAAGCAAGAAGTAAATTTCAGGGTTCCAGATAATATGCTCAATAAGGCTTTGTCAAATATGCAGTATCAACCTGATTTGGTAATACTTGACAGTGCGGGTCACATGGGGCTACAAGAATTTAAATACCTTATGAATATCGTGGAGCCTGGGTTTTATTTGGCTTTGGATGATACGAATCATGTTAAACATTATGAAACTGTTCAGATTTTGGAGAATCTTGGACATGAGCTGCTTTTCAGTACGGATCAAGGTTTTGGCAGTAGAATTTATCACATAAAATGAGATACGCTTTTACCATTGTTTACAATGCCAATCATCATCTGCACCATAATGGATTTGCAGAAAAGATGCTTGAGATGTTTGACAAGTGGGTAATAGTGGAAGGGTTCAGCCGTAACGGGGGGACGACTGCTTGGTGTACTAGCATTAGACCAAGCCATACAAGCACCGATGGTACGATTGAGACTTGTCAGAATTTGGCAAGTCAGAATCCGACCAAAGTCTTGTTTTACTCATCTGGTCGTGGCTATTCCAGCAAAGACATCCAAGTAAACAAAGCCATCGAACTGCTCCAAGGCAGTGAACCTGGTTGGCTTTGGCAGGTGGATGCCGATGAGCATTGGACATTGCAGGACTTGGAGGAGGCTGAAAATATGCTTGAAAAGGACTTGACAATAGCTGGAGCATTCCAATTTAACCACTATCTTTGTAAAGACTTCAACGGAAGACAGCTTTTAGGTAAGGGAGCTTGGGGCGATGGTTACAGCACACGGTTATGGTGGTGGGTTGGTCAAAGCTTTGTAACACACGAACCGCCTGTAATGGTAGGGCAGAAAAGCATCAGGCACCTACCGCAGAGGCATGAGCATTACAGCTACTACTTCGAGCAGGATGTCGCGTTCAAGTCGAAATATTATAAAGGATATAGACAAGTGATACATAATTGGAGGGCATTGCAACGCAGACGAATGACATATCCGGTATCAGCGAAAATATTACTTGGCAGTGGGACAGGTGTTGACATTTCTAACTCTTATATAACTACACTATGAAAGGATGCTCATCATGCGGAGGCTCCAAGCCCCGCACACGGCCAAAGCCACCTACTAAACCTAAATTCTAATGTTGACCCCTGAGCAGATTTCGTATCTGGTAGACCAGATCGTATCGATTAAAACAAAAGGAAACAAGGCCAAGGGAATAACCTTGTTCAATAGTAATGAGACAGGTCATTATCTGCCTCACTACTATCCTGGTTATGCCCAATCTGTCGAGTGGCTTGGGCAGATACGAACTCATGCTCAGAAAGGGGTTTTCCCTGAATTGCTATTTGCCAAGCAGGCACCCAACCAAACGCCCAAAGAGGCGGAATATGTTAGGGCTAACTTTAAGCAAACAACCATCCAAGTCTTCAAGGATATGGTGGACACCTACGGTCGTGCCTACCATGAGAACAATTGGGCTATTGAGTTCATGCCCGATGCGGATCAATATGTGAACTCCAACACAACTTTGTCTGAATACATCAACGGTGATTTTCCTGAGTTTGGTAGTTTGGACAACTTCGTGTTTACATTCCTGCCGCCATTGAAGCTGATGGATGCGATGGGGGTTGTTGCGGTTTTGCCTTATGAAATACCTACAACCGAGATCGAAGGTGAGGAAGTAATCGACCCAGATGAGTTGATCGAGCCAGTCACCAAGTTTTACCATACGACCAGGGTAATTGCTTATGATGAGGAATTTGCGATCATCGAGAGCGAGGAACTGAGCAAGGTCGAGTATAACAACAAGGAAGTTTATGAAGGATTGGTCTACTATATCTTTGACGATGAGTGGATTTACAAGGCGGTTCAGATAGGCAAAAAGGTGGATTACCGCTTTGAGATAATCGAATGGTTCAACCACGATACAGGCGAAGTACCTGTAAAGCGAGTGGATGGCATAGCTATCCAAATCGATGAGACCATGATGCAACAGTCCCCGTTTCTGTACGCCTGCGATGTGCTTGATGAGGTCTTATTGGATTCTGCTCTATTGCGTGGCATCAAGCCAACCTGCACCTATCCTTACCGGGTGATGATTGGCGATCCATGCCAACATCAGATAAGGGTGGATGGTGAGATGCTGACCTGTGACGGTGGCTATCACTACCACATGGGCGGTCAAAAGTCTATATGCTCCGAATGTAACGGTTCTGGTCTTAAAGACAGGGTTAGTCCTTATGGTACGCTATTGATAAAGCCGCAGACATCAACTCAGGCAGGCGATAACATCAGCCCCGATTCGGCTATCTTCTATGCCGCACCATCCACTGAAACGCCTCGCTTCTTGCGTGAAGAGGTGGCTCATAACATGAACCAAGCTTATGAGATTCTGCATCTAAAAAAGACTAATAACAAGGTACAAGGCGGTGAAGGCATCACAGCTACCGAAGCTGCATCGGATCAAAAGGCACTAATCGCTGGAATCAAACAGAACTGTATGCAGCTGTTTGACATGTACGAGTGGTGCATTGATATGATTGGAATGATGCGTTACGGCGAGAACTATCGCAAGCCGACCATAAAGCGACCTGTGAATTATGATTTTTATCTTGAGAGCGATTACCTCGCCCAAATTAACGAAGCCATAGCAGCCAAACAGCCGCCTTTTGTAATTCAGTCCATCATCTATAAATACTTGCAGACGCTTTACTACCCAGATGTCCAAGGTCAAAAGGTGTTCAACCTCATCAGCCAAGCCGACCGCTTGCTTACGATGAACCTTGACGAGATCAACCTGAAGCTTTCAAAAGGTCTGATAGACAAGTGGGAGGTGGTGCTGCACGATTCGGCTATCAACTTCGTCAATGAACTGATGATGGCTGACCCGAACTTCTTTGAGCTTGACTTTGACCTTCAAAAGCAGGCATTGATTAACAAAGCCAAGGAGGTAGCAGGTGCCATCGCTTTAACTACTGCTGCCCCATTTAACGCTCAATCCTTAGTAGGTAACATCATAGCTGGAATTTAATGGCAACCCTTAGTGAGCTGATAGCTGAAAAAACACGGCGGCTCACTACCGTTCCCGATATTTATTTGACCGAGGTAGAGCGTGCGCAAAAGCGTCTGTTTCCTCAGATAGTTGAGATACTTAGGCAGCTTGCCGTTGACGCATCGGGTAACATCATCCTGAACAGTTCTAACCTTGCCTTGGCTGCCAATGTCAAGGAACTGGTTCAGCAGATACTTGCCGATTCGGAATACATCTCAGCGGTGCGGACCTATGCAGCTGGCATGACTGAGCAGGTTAGTGTATCTAACCAACTGTTTGCGCAGGCATTCGATGGGTTTACCCCTGCCGCCAACGCCCAGGCATTGTTCCGATTGACCCAAGCCAATGCTGTTGATTTGATGGTTAATGCCATCGGGAACCAACGCTTCGCTGATGTGGTGCGTGAGAACATCGAGACCGCCATCAGTTCCAATGCTGGCTTTACTGAAACGGTCAGGCAGTTACAGACTATCGTCACAGGTGATGAGGAGATAGATGGAAAGCTGCTTCAGTATAACAAGCAAATCGCCCATGATACCTTTGCCATCGCCGATAGAAACTATACATCTGCGGTCAGTGAGGAACTGGAAGCGGAATGGTTCTTTTATTCAGGAAGTGAAATAGAAACAACCAGACCTTTCTGCCGTGCTAGGCATAATGAATACTTCTACTATCGCGAGATCGAGCAATGGCCTGCAACCGCTGGCGATTGGGCAGGTCGCATACCTGGCACCAACTCATCCACCATCTATTCCTATGCAGGCGGTTACAACTGCCGCCACTCTATCATACCGGTATCGGTTCGCCGCGTACCTGAAGCAAAAGTTAGGGAGGCCATCAGCAAGTATGGGTTTGAGCCAGATGAAGCTACTGCGGATTACTTTGGACTTTAAGGCTTTTCAGAAAAGCTATCAATAATGATTAATATCATACAGATAATAAAAAGCATTACTGCTATCAGCATATCTTAATAAAAAGCATTGACCAGAAAGCTATCAAAACGGCTGATAAAAGCATCCAAAATAAAGCCGTATCGGTTTGATTCCATTTGCGTTTCATATCAGCAATTTTAACATATTTTTGTAACTTTACCAACAAATAGAATAGAAATGGATCACCTTAAAAAAGCTGTATCGATGAAGACTGGCCGTCAAGCCATGCTACCGCCATCGATATATAACAACCCGATACGCATGAATTCGGGTGGATGGGTGCTTATTGAAACGCCTCCAGTTGTAGTGAATTTGGAACCACCTACCACTGCTCCGCAAGAAAGCTTCCTAGATACTTTCACTGCCGATACTGAGACCGAGGCAGCTCCAAAGAAAAGGTCTCGCAAACCAAAACAAACCGAAAATGAGTGATTTAAAAAGCTTCTGTGAATTCACAGGAATCGAAGCTGAAAACTTCGACCAGTTCAAAGAACAGTTCCAATCCAAGTTTATCGTAAAAGAGAATGTCATTAAAGACCCGGAAATAACCGATAAGATCTACGGTAAAATAATGGGTTCCCAAATGACCAAGATCAGGCAAATGTTCAAGGAAGAGGGGGTCGAGTTCACGGAAGATGAGACTAAAACAATTAAAAAGAACGATGAGCTGTTGGTGCTTGGCTTGTCCAAGCTGAAGGGTGGCTTTATAAACCAAATCGAAGATGTCAAAAAATCCAATACGGTCGGGGCAGATCAGCGGCTTTCG